TAAACTACCCCAAAAATATACTTGTTTATAGTAGTATTTTCTAAAATATTTTAAACTACCCCAAAAATATACTTGTTTATAGTAGTATTTACACAAAATATACGTGTTTATAGTAGTATTTACACAAAATATACGTGTTTATAGTAGTATTTACACAAAATATACTTGTTTATAGTAGTATTTACACAAAATATACTTGTTTATAGTAGTATTTACACAAAATATACGATGTAAAATTATACCAGATATAAAATAGTAATATAAAATTACTAACTTTATCACTAATATAACGGTTCACCCAAAAATTTATTATTTTTTATTAAATAACCATTTTAAAAAACCACCCTGTACACTCATTTTCATTATCAATGAACTCGACTTGTTAATCTTTTCCCAAGACAAATTCAATTCGTTATTTATTTTGGATTCTTTTATAACTGGATTTTTAATAATATGCTGCTTCATATCTTCATTTTTTACAAACATATTTTCCCTACAATTTACAATATCTTGTATATTTATTTGTTCTTGGTTTTTATCGTTTATCAAACCACTTATTCCATTACACTTTTTTAAAAAAAAATCTATATCTGAAACAGAACATCTTTGGGTTTTATCTATTTTTAATATTGATAACAACATATTTTTAAAATCTGGTTTTAAACAACTTCTTCTGTTAATCTTTTTATCCATTATTTCCTGAATGGTTTCCAAACTGTAAAAACGTTCCAAATCATTAATGTTTTTAATGTTTGAAAATGGTAGTATATTAAACATCAATTCATATATGCATACCCCCAAACTCCATATGTCTATTCCTTTATTATAAATAAAAGTTTTTTTAAGATCAGAAACTATGTTAGGTCTACCATTTTTATAAGATGTTATATTTTCCATATTATTAATATTTAAAATGATTTCCGGAGCCATATAATATGGCGTACCACACAACTTGTAATATTTTTTACACATTGATTCACTAATGGGTTTTTCTTGATCTGCTAAATCTGACAAATCTGACAAATCATAACAAGCAAATCCAAAATCTGATATTTTAAATTCTAGTTTATTATTAACATTTTTAATCAATATATTATGTAACTTTATGTCTCTATGTATAATATTTTTGTTGTGAATATAATCCAATCCATTTACAATTTGACAACAAAATTCATACAAAAATGTATTTGTAAAACCACCTGAACTATTTCTATCTATTAACAAATTAAACTTGGAAACCGTCGAAGTTTCCTTTAAAAATTCGTATACATCACCTCCATTACAATATTCCATACGTAAATAATAAATACCATGTTGATGGGTATACCCATAAAATTTTATTACATTTTGATGATCCAAATTTGATAATATTTCTATTTCGCTTTCTATTAATTCCTGTAATCTTTTATAATAATAATTTTGTTCAGCATTATCCAAAACATCATCGGTTTCATAAGGAGTTATATTAACTCCTATATTATCATTGTTTTCTTTTACGCTTCCTACCTTACGAGATACCCTCTTAACATTACTACCACCATTTTTTAAAATATAACTTTTTACTAGTTTATTTATATTAATTTCTTTAATTATAAATAATTCATCGTGATGATCCGATTCACTTATAAATAATGGAATTTCCTGTTTGCACAAATATACATTAGAAAAGGAACCCCGTCCTATTTGTTTAATGACTTCATAATCCTCATTCATATTCTCTAATATTCTCTAATATTATATCACGAAAATAATTATTCTTCAATAACATTTTTAAAATAATTACTAGCAGATTCATAACCGATTTCAATTAAACGACGCTTATCATCTTCACTTAAAGAAAAATTAACTGTGTGTGTAACACTTTGTGCTTCTATACAAATTGTATGATCAATATATTTATACGATAATGTAGTTTCCTTTTCTTTTTGAACTAAAAAACAAGTCATTAAATGAAATAAATAATTGTCAAACGTATCAATCTTTTCATCTATTATATGACTTGTAAATTCCCCTCTTGTTACCAACTTTAATCCCAATAAAGTATCCAATTCATTTTCATATATTTTTATAGGAAAGTTATTTATTATACCACCATCCACATATATTGTATTTTGATACCTTTCCACAGAAAAAATTAGAGGTATACTTATAGACATTCTAATAGCCTTCACAACCTTTAAATCCGGATTCTTTTTATAATCAAAAATATCCAATTCGTATTTATTTAAATTACTAGCAACTACCCTGAAATTTACTCCCAACAAATCCCAAATATCCTTTAACGTCAAATCTTTAGAATAACCCTTTTTAATAATTAATGTCTCTATCCAATTTATAATCATTTTGCCACTATCAAGACCATATTTATTTAAAAAATTTCTTATTTTAAAATCTTTAAGATTATGTAAATCTTTTGTGATTATTTCATCTAAAAATTCTTCATATGTATATCCTAATATATATAATAACCCCACAATACTACCAACTGATACACAACACACTTCTTTTATATCAAACTCTGGAATCATACACTTTTCTTTATCAAAACCCCCTAATTTTTCCTCCAATATTCTTTTTTGTNTCAATTCATCAATGTATTTAAAAGCACCTATATACGCAATCCCCTTTACACCACCACCACTTAATATTAATTGTTTTATTGTTCTTTTCATCCAAAACACTTGTATTATATTTTTATTATTTTTTTTCACATTAAACAAAATAATAAACAAAATAATCATTATATAAATTTTTTTGATTCAAACAACATATCAAAACTACAATGTAAAATGTCTCGAATACTATACGTATATTCTGTAAATTCAGAATCATTTAAATAAATTGTAAAATCATAATCAAAAATATTTATATCATTGTCACCTTTATTCCTAACATAATTCTGAATATGATTAAAAAAAGGTAATAATATAACCCCTTTTTCATAATAATAACAAAATTTTCTAAATTCTTCCGTTGTATCTATAATATCATCTTTGCCAGTTTCAGTTACTTTTTCAGTTGCTTTTTCAGTTACAGTTTCAGTTACTTTTTCAGTTACAGTTTCAGTTACTTTTTCAGTTACTTTTTCAGTTACTTTTTCAGTTACTTTTTCAGTTATACTACAATGAACTATCATGTTTTTATTTAATAAATAATTATCTATATTTGATCTAAAATCGTTTATTTCGTTCCCAGTTTCACTTTCGTTCCCAGTTTCGTTTACAAATATTATATTGTGAGTCTTGTTATTATGTACAACATCATATCTTTGTATATTATATTTACCTACAATATCACATCTAGTCGATGTAAAACAATCTTGTTTTATATAATTAAAATTGTCAATTTTCCACTTCATTAACTTTACAAATAATTTAAAAATCTTTCGGATTAAAAATTTCCTATAATACAAAATACTAACAAAACATAACAAGTATAAATAAAACATTTTTAATTTAAAAACTAAATACTTTTATTTTTAAATTTGTATAACTATGGACTTTTTTCAATTTTTACAAAACTCATCCGACACTACTAATAAAAAACCCAACAAAAAAAATATTGTAAAAACACAAGACCAAGACCAAGACCAAGACCAAATACAAGACCAAATACAAGACCAAATACAAGACCAAATACAAGACCAAACACAAGACCAAGACAACCAACAACAGCAGAATCAAGAAATCACAGTATACAAAAACATCAAACGAGGTGATTTTGTAAAAATAATATACTTAAAAAATAGTAATTTAAATATTTATAAAGGATACGTTGGAGACATTAGAGAATACAGAAAAGACCAAAATTCTGCGATTATATTTTTACACGCAATATCTTCAAGTAATAACATAAGATTTCCTATAGAACATTTTATAAAAATAGATTAAGTTTCAAATAAATTAGTATAAGTTATATTGTTTTCAGAACAAAAAAGTTCTATAAAAGTTTTGTTTATTTCTTTTATAACATTTAATTTAAGATATTTATCATCGGTTTTGTTGATTATTATATCGCTTTTATTTATAGCATAAGAAGAAGACTTAATACTAGGATTTTTATTTACCAATGTTACAAATGCTTGTTTATATATTTGTTTTATATCTCCCCGAGAAATATAAACAAACCAAATTTTATTATTACCCTTAAGTTTTAATTGTTTAAACATCTTGTTAAAAGTTAAAAGACCTCGTTTTATCACATCATCTTCGTTTGTTAGTATATTTATATTACAATATTCGAATTTATCGAGTTCAAAATGTTTTTGATTAACTATAATATTTAATTTTAAACAACGCGTTATATATTCTTTATCTTGTGTATCGTCTAAATCTATATAATAATACACATCTAAAAGTTGTTTTGTATTATTTGTATTATTTTTATTATTTTTATTATTTGTATTATTTATATTTAAATTACCAATATCAATATCTCCGGTCGAATTGTTATACATATTCTTTTATATATGTCCAGGTTTTTTAATTGATTTTTTACCTTAATTAATAAAACTTTTTTTAAACAGTATTTTATATGAAAGACTTTTCAAAATATAATTCAACATCTGGTTTATCTACCAAATCTTGGGGGCCTAGTGGTTGGTACTTTTTATTTTCATGTATAATGGGCGGATATCCTGTAAAATTAGATAATAATAATAAAGAGCACCGTATAATAAGACGTCATTTTAAAAACATGTTGTTAAGTTTAGGTTATACAATGCCTTGTATTTTTTGCAGACAATCATTTCAAGAGTTTTGCAAAGAAATACCAATAGATAATTTTTTATCTGGTAGAATAGATCTTATGAAATGGCTATATGAAATCAGAAACAAAGTCAATCAAAAATTAATAGCACAAGAACAAAAATGTTATAACGATGAAAAAAAACGCCTAAAAAAATTATATCATTCTAAACCAAGTTCTAAACTATCAGACGAATCCAAAAGAATATATTATAAAAATTTACAAACTTTTCGTCAAAAAACATTTGTCACCACACCTTCGCCTTCATTTGAAGAAGTATTAGATAAATATGAAAGCATAAGAGCTGTATGTTCAAAACGTGCAAAAACTTGCGCATTACCAAACAAATAAAAATTACATTTGTTAAATTGCTTGTCTTTAATTGCTCTTAATGATAAATAAATTTCATTAAGAATTTTATAATTGTTTTTTTTGCTAGAATTATTATTTATGTTTGATGTATTATACACCGATTTCAAAGAATCTTCTCATTTGAGCAGGACTTTGTTCGTAACTGCTTTGATTCCAAGGTCCTGCATTTTCTTTTGGAATAGGAGGTAGCGATCGAATATCGTGATAAGGAATTTTGTTAGATTGCATAACTGTATTGATTCCAACGTGATATCCACTGATTAAGAAGTTTTGTTCCTTTAATAATTTAGAAACAGGATTTTCCTTTGCAAATTCATTTTCAGCATCGTATTTTGGCAATAAATCATCAGCTTTAACTTGATCTTCTCCAGCTACAATTTTATCAATCTGTTCTTGTTCGGCATTTTTACCAATCTGTTCTTGTTCAATTGTTTGTAGTTCGGGTTCTGCAAGAGGTTTTTCTTCACCTTGAACATTTTCTAATTGTTCAGGCATAATTCCATAATAATTTTGCATCTTTTCTGTTCTTTTAGTACCCCATTTCGTATAATTAAAAAAAATGTATACTCCAAGTAAGATCAATGCTACTTTAATCATATCATTTGATTGAATGAGTTCTAAAATATTAGCCATAGTTTTGTTTTAATATAGTATAATAAAATAAAAAAATTTAATGTTTAAAAATTGAAAAAACACCTAAAATAAATAGTTTTTTTATTTAAAAATATTTTACATTACAATTCATGTAAAAATACCTGTCATATGGATTACGATTATTATACAAGTGATTTTGAAGAAGACATTAACAATACCATAGATATTTTTCTTTACCGTAAAACAGATGATGTTATAGATTTATACGAATCTATTAAACAAAGATTTCACATGTCATCACCATTTTTTTTAAGTTACCTAGTTTCTTATCACTTGACAGAATATATCATTGAAAAATGTATATTAAAAAACAAATTTACATTTACATATAAAAACAAAAATACGTGTAATAATTTTTCAGAATACTACCATAATGAATTGCAAATATCTTATAATGACATTGATAAATTTCTAAGATCTACATTTAAATATTCTGTTTCTTATAATGACTGGGTTAATTTTTGTTGTTTATATACAGATTTATACGAATTGCGCAATTAAATTTAAAACATTTTACTTATAATATCAAAATCGCCAAATATGTTTATTTGATTGATTTCTATTTTACTTATTAAGTTAAAATTTTTTAATTTTTAAATTACATTATATTAGATGATAACACTTTGTTGCGATCCAGGCTTGAGAAATTTGTCACTGTGTATAATGAATTCTGAATATAATATTTTACTATGGGATACATTTAATATATTAGATGGTGATGATTATAATTGTCAAGGTTTATTTAAAAATGGTAAAGTATGTGGTAGAAAATGTTGTATGAAATATAAGAATGATAAGAATGGTAAAGACGACAAAGATGGTAAAGACGATAAAGATGATAAGGGTGATGAAAAGTTTATTTATACTTGTAAGACGCATTTCCCTAAAGAAATCAAGAAAACAAAACTTAATGATTTTAAAAAGAAAAGTATTGATGATTATCTTTTACAAGATATAGCTAATACTTTTATAAACAGATTACAAGAAATATATGATCAAAATCCTGTATTTAAAACATTAACGAGTATTCTTATAGAATTGCAACCGAAGTGTAATCCTAAATCATTATTTGTAAGTCATATACTTTATGGTAAATTTGTTGAATTGTATAAAAACACTATTCCTATTAGATTTATTAGAGCATCCCAAAAATTACGTGCTTATACAGGCCCGCAAATTGAGTGTAAATTAAAAGGTAAATATGCTCAGAGAAAATTTTTAAGTGTTCAGTATATACGTTGGTTTTTAGAAAATAAATTTTCAAAAGAACAACGAGAAAAATGGTTACCGATATTCTTATCACATACAAAGAAAGACGATATGGGAGACAGCGGATTGATGTGTATAAATGCTATTACAGGTATACCAAAAAAACAAATTACAAATAAAAAAGGAAAATGTATTAAATAACGTATATCTTATTCTTTTTATCTTATTCTTTTTATCTTATTCTTTTTATCTTATTCTTTTTATCTTATTCTTTTTATCTTATTCTTTTTATCTTATTCTTTTTATCTTTTTATCTTTTTTATAATATTGGATACTCGTTTTACATAACTTAGGGCGTAATTAATACCGGATTTACAAATATTTATAGGTTTATAATAGTAATAATAACATACAACTTGATTATTAAATTTTACAAGTTGTGACGCTTTATCAAAATTTAAGCTGCGATTTAATTGTCTTGTTTCTGTTTGCGTTACAATAGTGTATTGTCTCATTATTAATATATATATATTATNTANAATCACTTTTTTAACACGTTTAAAATTAAAATAAATTTAAACGTATATAATTAACTATGCTTATCAACGATTTTGAAAAACTTTCACTTCGTAAATTTAAAATTAAAAGTATTTTACCAGATGCTACAATACTTATACTCGGAAAAAGGCGGAGCGGCAAAAGTTTTCTAGCAAGAGACATCTTTTTCCACCACCGAGAGATACCATCAGGTGTAGTTTTTTCTGGTACAGAAGAAGCATCTCCATTTTTCGGAGATTTCATTCCAGATTGTTTTATACATTCTGAATACGACCCTGATTTAATCGAAAGTATAATGAATAGACAAAAACGTAAAATAAGAGAGGCAAAAGGAAAAGGTCTTTCAGAAACAGGAAAACATCAAAGTAATAATTTATTTATAGTATTAGATGATATGTTACACGATGCTGCAAATTGGAAAAAGGAAAAAACTATCAAAAGTATCTTTTTTAATGGTAGACATTACAACTTTCTTTTTATACTAACTATGCAATATGCACAAGGTATCCCACCTGAACTAAGAAGCAATATCGATTACGTATTTATATTCAACGAACCATCTGTCGCTAATAGAAAAAGAATCTATGACGCTTATGCTGGTATGATCCCGAGCTTCGAGCATTATTGTAACATATTAGATGCTTGTACACAAAACCACGAATGCCTGGTCATAAAAACGTCGGGTAATACCTCTGATTTACGAGAACAAGTTTTTTGGTATAAAGCTGAAGCACACAGTAATTTTCGAGTAGGACATTCTCAATTGTGGAAATTTCACTCGACAAATTACAACGAACGTTACGAAGAAGAAGATGATAAAGACAAGGAAGAATTTGATAAATTAAAACGTAAATTTGCAAAAACACGCAAGCTTAAAGTCATTGTTTCAAGACAAGGTGATATCGTTGGTTATAAACAAGACGATTAAACATAATTT